TAAGATTGCTACCATTGAAACTAATCCTGCTATTCTTTTTAAAAAGTTAGGTATTAATATTCCTACTCAGATAGAAAAAAATCAAGAGTACGAATTTAACCTAAGTAGTGTTGAATTGCAATTAAGACTAGTAACATATGATCCAGAGTTGTTAGCACAAGGGCAATATAAACAATTAGATAGAGAAGTTGTTTGGTCCAGTAGAAATTTTGAAGATATTCAAAAATTATTATATCAATACGACATTGGTTCAGATTTTGATTCGTTGTTGGCTCAAAGCAAAAAAATAATAAAAAATCCTCGCAGTAATGCTAGGATGCAAGGAGTGTTTGGAAGTATGATTACAGTTAAGAGTGGAGAAGTTGGTACTGCCAAAGGCGCCGGCAAAGAAGCCGCACTGGATAAAATTCGACAAACATTTGGCGAAGGACGTAGCAGTTTATTTAAAGCACTAATGGAAGCATCTAAACCATCTACAGTTGTATTTGCATTTGGAAGATTCCAACCTCCTACAGTAGGTCACGAATTATTGATCAATACCGTTAAGCAAACAGCAGAACAGTTAGGATGTCCTTACTATATCTATGTTAGCCGTACAGTTGGAACTACTCCTGCTACTAAACTAAAAAATCCTTTGAACATTGATCAAAAAATGGGCTATCTACAAAAAATGTTTCCAGGAACAAACTTTGTAGCCGCAGGTGATACAACCAGAACCCCTATTGAAGTTGCTAAAGCATTAAATGAAAAATTTCAAAATTTAGTAATGGTTGCTGGATCAGATCGTGTTCCAGGGTTTGAACAACTATTAAATCAACAAAACGGTGTTGACTATAACTTCCAAAGTATTAAAGTAGTCTCAGGAGGTGAACGTGATCCCGATGCAGATGATGCCATAGGTATGAGTGGAACAAAACTAAGACAGGCAGCAGCCGCTGATGATTTTGATACATTTAAACAAGGTATGCCAAACACAGTTGATGATGCTACAGCACAACAGTTAATGGCAGATGTTAAAGCAGGTATGACTCCTACGCCTAAAGTTAAAAAAGCCAAAGAAGCATTTATGCCTAGGAGTTATTTTGCAGGTACAGAACCTCCTTGGAATTATAAATTAGGGTCAGATGCACAATTAAAAGGCAATATGAAGCGTCCTGCCAAAGCTGGTGACTTAGTAGGTGGCGGTGCTGAAGAAAGTCTACGAGAAGATCTTGATACAAAGAAATCTTGGGCTGACTATGGAATGCCTGACAAAGAACCTCCAAAAGAAAAAGTGTTCCACGGTTGGACAGAATATGATTTGGCACAAAAAGAAAAAGAAAAACAACAAACGGCTAAAAAAGTTGATAAGACTGTAAAAGAAAAGATGATGCCTGCTAGTATGTTTGCCGGTAGCGGTAAGAACAAACTAGGTGTGGCGGAAAAACAAGTAGATGAAAAATGGAGTGAAAAATACAAACGTAGTATTGATTGTAGTCATCCTAAAGGTTTTTCTCAACGAGCTCATTGTGCTGGTAAGAAAAAACATAATGAAGATATGGCAGAAGATGATAGTTCTGTAATTACACATATGGCCAAAGGTTTAGAGAATCCTCCTAAAGTTATGCAACATCGTGCCAAGCGCGATCAAGAAAGAGATCAGCAATGGATCTATACCCAAGTGGCTAACCGTGATAAAAGCAGTAAAGATGAATGGGGCAATAGAAAAGATGAAAATGCTGATCAAGGACCTACGCCTCCGGGATATAAACCTGGAATAGGTGGACAAACTTATGTTAGTCGTCCACAAGCACCAATGGGTCCAATGGAAGCAGTAAAGACTGCGGCTTCAAAACTACAGTCAGCATTACAACGTGAAAAAGAGCGCAGACAAAGTCGTGAACGATTAGGACAAGAGTTGTTGAATCCTAAAAAGCCAGAACCCAAGCAAGTTCCTGTCAGCGAAGATGTTGAAAAAATTATGTCTGCTTTAATTGAAAAGATTATTGTAAATGAAGCAATACAAAATAAGCACAGATAATATTCCACAGGATAGTACGGATGATGCTTATCTATCACCGGATGATCCTATACACGAATTAAAAATAGTTCAGTATCTCGCTGGGTTAAGCGGAGAGGCTAGACTAGCAGAGTATCGTGCGCATACACAAGCTATAAACCAAGGTAGCAATATCACAGTTACGGCCACTGAAAAGGCTCGCCTAATGAAGGAAAATGATATAAGACCCGGTACGCCTGAGTGGTTCAGATTGTGGTTTGCAAGGCAATTAATGACTGGTGAAAAGCCTATTAACTAAGGTTTAGTAATCTACTTCTAACAGATAAATAGATGTATGTTAAAAAACAAATATACTAAAATTTATCACAATATAATAACCCGTGCTAAAGAGAGAATATTAACAAATTATTGCGAAACCCATCATATTATACCTAAATCATTAGGTGGTTCTAATCTTAAAGAAAATCTAGTAGATTTAACAGCACGAGAACATTTTATCTGTCATTTATTATTAACAAAAATGTATTCAGGTAAAGAAAAAGATAAAATGGTACACGCTGCCTGGGCAATGACTACATTAGAAAATAAACACCAACAACGATATAAAATAAACTCTAAGAGTTACGAAATACTTAGGAAACAATATGCCAAAATACGGTCTGAACAAATGTCTGGAAAAACAGGAAGAAAACTTTCTGAAGAAACTAAGAAAAAAATATCAAAATCACATTTAGGAAAAAAAAGAAGTCCAATGAGCGAAGAATCAAAGAAAAAACTTTCTGAATCATTAAAGGGAAAAAATATAGGAAAGATACGGACATTAGAACAACGACTAGCCATGTCAAACAGATTGAAAGGCAAACCAGGTATATCCCATACAGAAGAAACTAAACAAAAACTTAGAGAAGCAAATTTAGGAAAAAAGAAAGGACCAGATAGCGAAGAGACTAAAAGGAAAAAATCTGAAGCGGCAAAAAACAGAATTAAATCGTTAGAACATATCGAAAATCATCGTAAATCCTTAATAGAATACTATAAAAGCAAAAAATTATCTTCTCTAGAAAATAATAAATAACATATCATGGATAAATTAGTTCAACTCACACGCATTGCTTTTAGCAGTACTTTTAGTTTTTATGTAAAGGCACACAGTTTTCATTGGAATGTTGAAGGTTCTGATTTTTTTGAATATCATAAATTATTCGAAGAAATTTACAATGAAGTATACGAATCTATAGATCCATTTGCTGAAAATGTTCGTAAATTAAATGCTTATATTCCTACAAGCTATCATAATTTAAGTATGTTAACTCGCATAGAAGATGAAAATCGTGTACCTACCAAAGACGAAATGATTACTGAATTAATACAAGATAGTGAACGTATTCATATTATTCTAAAGAAAACATACGATGCTGCCGAATCCTCAGGCGAACACGGTCTTAGTAATTTTTTAGCAGAACGTATGGATGCACATCGTAAACACGAATGGTTCTTACGTGCAAGTATCAAAGGACAATAATGCGAGCAAAAGAATTTATTGTTGAACATACAGGCGAGCCTCATCCTGAACACGATGCTGTGCATCAGGGATTTAGCAAGCAACGTGATCCAGGAGGATTTTATCCTACATACCATCAATATAGAACAGGTATGGCAATAGGAATGGCCGATGGTAGTAATAAACCGCTCGATATCGATCATGAAAGTTGGGTAGGTCCATATTGGACGTTCCATCCTTACACCGACGAAGAACATAAAATGGTCAAACAAGTTACTAAAGTAATACCCACAGAATTTCATCAAATTAGAGCAAGAACAAAAAGTGTTGAACCAGATGGTACACACAAAATTAGCCCTGTTAGTAATTGGATGAATAATAACAATAAATAATATATTATGCGAGCAAAAGAATTTATAGTCGAAGCAGACATACCTGCTAATCCAAACAAATTACCAAAAGATCATACTAGTAGTCTTAAGGGTGCATTATCTATGCCCGATATTAGTATAAACAAATCCAACGGAAATCCTTATGCGGCATATAGATTTGGTATTGCTATGGCAGGATCTCCTGATTATGATACAGAGGCTGCCGGTGCATTTGCTGGTGATCCTTTATTAACTACTTACACAGATCACGATTACAATATTATACAAAGCGCAGCCAAAATGGTCGGAGCTGGTAAAATTAAACATATTACAAATAATCGTAGCGAAGAACATGAAGATACAAATAAAATTAGCCCAGTTGCAAATTGGTTAGGTAAGGAAAAAAATAATGACTAATGAATTTAAAAAAATTGTACACGGTGATATTACTCGCTATGTTTTAGAATCTTCTAGCGGTGGCGGAACTAGCTCAGGAAGTGTAGCTAGTGTTAGTACAGCATTAAGTGGAGTTCAACGTCGTCCTAAAGATAGTATATTTGCACAAGAAGAACAGAAAAAAGAAGCACCTAAACCTCGTAACTTTGTGGCCAAGAATGCTAAAATGGGTGGAGCTGGTCAACACAAAGATAAAAAGAAAGAAATGAAACAAGGTGTTGAAAAACATAAAAAGCCATATATGGAAGAAGTAGATGATTTAAAATCACAGTTTATGGCTATGTTAAAAGACAAAGGAATCAAACACCGTGTACGCGGAACTCCAGATCAAGAACGTCAGCGTACAGCAGACATGATAGCAAATAGAAGTGCTAGTACATCGTCTGCTCCTGTAACACTAGCAACCAGCGGAGCATATCGTGATGGAGTTAGTGACGGTATGCGTGGTCATAGAAATCCTCGTGCTAGTTCTATCTATGGTCCAATGACTAATGATTACGATAGTGGGTATCACGCCGGAGCATTAAAAAGACAGCAAGGTGTGGCGGAAGATCAAATCAGTGAATTATCAGTTGGTCCAAAAATTAGAGCATACGCAGGTAGATCAGATTATGCCAATGATGCCGACCATTACGGCGACGATGACGAAACAGAAAAACAAAGTGCCAAGGCTGATAAGATCAGAGCCAACATTCAACGGAAACACGGTGATAAGGCAGCCCAACACGCTGACAGAGCCGCTACAAGTAAAATTGCTGGTAGATTCCATATGCAACCAATGAAAGAAGGCAACAGCGGTGAAGAATACAATGACGAAGTAGGAATGTCAACTAGCAATATTCATACTATCATTCGTAGTGCCAAAGAATTGATCAACATACTTGAGCCAATGGAAAATATGCCAGAATGGGCACAAGATAAACTTGCTCAGGTCAAAGGTATGTTGGTTAGTGTCAAAGACTACATCGAAAGCCAACACGAAGAAGGTAACATTTACCATACAGATGAAGATTGGGGAAAGAGCGGATATGACACATACGCAGGTGGAAATCACGGACGAGGTGTTATGGAAGATGCTTATATTGCTGAACTAGTTGCTAAACTAGCAGAAAAGATTCCTAGCAATGCTCCAGTAGATGTATGGATCAAAGATTTTGAAAAATCTAATGCTCCTCAATTCAAAGGTAAAACCAAAGAAAAGCGTCGTCAAATGGCAATTGCCGCAAGTTACGGTGCAAAAAATCCTAGTAAGAAAAAATGAAATTTTTAGAATTTATCAGTGACGATTATAAAATACACAATCGATCTCACTTAGATCGATATCTAGTTGAGCTTGGAAATTTAATTATTGCAGGCCAAAAGAAAGATCCAGAAAAATTTGGAATGGTAGCTGCCTGTGTTCTAGATCCAGACCATCGTGCTGTGGCAAGAACAAGTATGAAAGTCGGTGACAAATGGAGTCACGCTGAAAGAAATGCTATAGATGCCTATGAAAGTGAATACGGTGAGATTCCAGAAGGTAGCATTATACTAACAACGTTGAGTCCTTGCGATGGTCCAATGAGCGATCGCTATGAAGGAAGTTGTACTGATTATATCAACGAAAGTCCTGTAAAAAAAGTATATTGTGGATACACAGATCCTAGTCAACACAACGAAGATTTCGAATTTACAGTTGAAACAACAACAAATAGAGACATTCAAAGATTATGCAAAAAGTTTGCAGATACATTTTTGGGAGATGAACATCATCCTCTTGAAGATGCATCTGGAGTTATTGCTAGTAAGAGTCAGGCCAAAGATCCTAGATACTCAATGAGCCTTACCAAAGATGTTCGTCCAGGACAAATAGAGAAAAATCTTAAAGCATTTGATTTGGCAGAATTAAAACAACGTCTAGATCCAAAATGTTGGAAAGGCAAACATATAGGTACACCTAAGACCAAAATCAAAGGTGGCGTCCGTGTAAATAACTGTGTTCCAAATAAATGAGATAATCGGTTAAAATATACTTGACCACATCTCCTTGTATAGCGTATACTTGCTTACAAGGAGATTTTTTATGAGCAAAGCATTTGGTGCACCAGAACAGGCCAAGATTAAACAAATTGTTGCAGAGGGCTGTACAGTTATGCAGGAAATTCAAGACCTTACAGAAGGATTAAATGAAACAATTAAAGCAGTAGCAGAAGAATTAGAAGTTAAACCATCTGTTATTAAAAAAGCAATTCGTATTGCACAAAAAGATACGTGGGACCAGGTTTTCCGTGAGTTTGATGATCTTGAAACCATTGTTGATATTAGTGGACACGCAAACAGACGTGAAGATTAATGAACGATATATTATACGGAATCTTTAGTTGGATTCGAGAAGACTACAAAAGTAGCCGAATACGATTTTGTCTCGAAGTCATTGCGTGGGCTATTAGTGTCGGGTGTAGTCTCACAATGGCCATTACTGTACCTAATCCGCCCTTGCTTACAATGTATCCTATTTGGATTACAGGTTGCCTTATATATGCCGGGTGCGCTTTTAGTCGACGCTCATTCGGTATGCTGGCCAATTACTTCTTGCTAGTGGCTATAGATTCAGTAGGGCTAGCAAGAATGCTAATAAATAATAATGCGTAAGGCAAGATCAGCCACAAGTGATCACCTAAGAAGGTTGCCGGCCATAAGCGGTAGGAGAATAAAAATATGTCATATGTAGATGCCAAGTGGGATCGAGAAAAAGACATCATACAGGTTGTCGAGCGAGATCCAAAACAAGGGCGTGTTTATCACACGTATCCAGCAAAATATCTTTTTTATTATCCTGATCCAAAGGGTAAATTCCGTAGCATACACGGAGAGAGTCTTAGCAAAGTAGCTAGTAAGACTTGGAAAGAACACACCAAAGAACAAAGAATACACAGTGGTCACAGACTATTTGAAAGTGATATTAATCCTGTGTTCCGTTGCTTAGAAGAAAACTACCTGGGCAAAGATGCTCCCAAACTAAACGTAGCATTTTTTGATATTGAGGTGGACTTTGATCCAGAGCGTGGGTATGCGTCACCAGATGATGCGTTTATGCCAATTACTGCGATTGCTGTTCACCTACAATGGATGGATACCTTAATCTGTTTAGCTATTCCTCCCAAAGGTTTAAAAATAGAGGATGCCGAGGAGTTAGTCAAAGAATTTCCAAACACAATGTTGTTTAAGAATGAATCAGAAATGTTAGATACATTCTTAACACTAATCGAGGATGCTGATATATTGAGCGGCTGGAACTCGGAAGGCTTTGATATTCCATATACAGTAAATAGAGTTACAAAGGTATTAAGCAAAGAAGACACACGTAGGTTTTGTTTGTGGGATCAACTACCTAAGAAACGGGAGTATGAAAAATATGGAAAAACGGCTGTTACTTATGACTTGGTTGGTCGTGTTCATCTGGACAGTCTCGAGCTGTACCGCAAATATACTTATGAAGAGCGCCACACATATAGACTGGATGCTATCGGAGAAATGGAGGTAGGCGAGTCTAAAACAGTGTATGAAGGTACCCTTGATCAACTTTACAACAACGACTTTAAAAAGTTCATTGAATATAACAGACAAGACTGTGCACTATTAAACAAATTAGATAAGAAACTTAAATTTTTAGATCTTGCCAATAGTATTGCTCACGAGAATACTGTGTTGCTACAAACAACAATGGGTGCTGTTGCTGTTACAGAACAGGCCATTGTAAATGAAGCGCACCATAGAGGAATGATTGTTCCTAGTAGGCCTCATAGAGACGAAGATGCCAACAATCAGGCCGCGGGTGCGTATGTTGCGTATCCTAAAAAAGGTATCCACGAATGGATTGGTAGTATGGACTTGAACAGTTTGTATCCATCAGTGATTCGTGCGTTGAATATGGGACCAGAAACTATTATTGGTCAATTGCGTCAAGATTATACAAAAGAAGAAATTGAAGCAAAGATGGCAAAAGGATCTTCATTTGCCGCAGCCTGGGAAGGTAAATTTGGAAGCAATGAGTATGAATATGTAATGAGCAAAGATCGTGCTCACGATATTATCATCGATTGGGAAAATGGCGAAACAGATATTATGAGCGGTGCTCAAATATATGAACTCATTTACGAAAGTAATAATCCGTGGATGCTTAGTGCTAATGGAACTATCTTTACACACGAACGCGAAGGTATTATTCCTGGACTACTAAAACGCTGGTATGCTGAACGTAAAGAAATGCAGGCTAAACTAAAAGATGCAATTAAAGCGGAGAATAAAATTGAAGAAGAATACTGGGACAAACGACAGCTCGTTAAAAAAATCAATCTTAATAGTCTTTATGGTGCTATTCTTAACGCTGGGTGCCGCTTTTTTGATAATCGTATCGGACAGTCAACTACACTTACCGGAAGAAGCATTGCTCGCCATATGGCGGGGAAAATAAATGAAGTTATTACTGGTGAATACAATCACATAGGTCGTAGCATTATATACGGCGATACTGATTCAGCATATTTTAGTGCATATAGTACGTTAAGATCAGAGATAGAAAATAAAGAAATACATTGGGATAAAGATACTGTTATTCAATTGTATGATACTATTTCTGCAGAAGTTAATAGTACATTTCCAGATTTTATGCAAGAAGCATTTCATTGTCCTAAATCGCGTGGTGAAGTGATTAAGGCAGGTCGTGAAATTGTTGCTATCAAAGGCTTGTTCATTACCAAGAAGCGTTATGCTGTATTGTATTATGACAAGGAAGGCAAGCGTCAAGACGTAGATGGGAAACCGGGTAAGATCAAAGCTATGGGTCTAGATTTAAAACGTAGTGATACTCCTGAATTTATGCAAAAGTTCTTAGAAGAAATTCTTACCAAGGTACTTAATGGTGCCGGTGAAGAAGAAATTTTAGATCGTATTGGTGAATTTAGAACTGAGTTTAAAGCAAGACCTGGCTGGGAAAAAGGTAGTCCGAAACGTGCTAACAATATTACAGACTATCAGGCCAAAGAAGTTAAACAAGGTAAAGCCAATATGCCAGGACACGTTCGAGCCAGTATTAACTGGAATACGTTGAAACGTATGAATGGTGACAAATACAGTCAACAGATTGTAGATGGTATGAAAGTAATTGTTTGTAAAATGAAAGAGAATCCTCTTGGATTTACAAGTGTAGCATACCCAGTTGACGAATTACGTTTACCTAAATGGTTCCAAGAACTTCCGTTTGATCACGCAGAAATGGAAGCAACAATCATCAACAACAAATTAGAAAATCTAATTGGTGTTCTTGAGTGGGATTTAAATTCCACAACCCAAACCAACACATTTAGTTCATTATTCTCATTTGAATAAAATTGTTGTTGACTTATTCCACAAATCTAAATAAACTAAACAAAAGGAAATTATTATGAAAGATATTCTACAAGACATCGTCTCACACACAAATAAACTGGGCTTCTTAAACATTGTTAAAGTAACCGGCACAGAAGATAAAACATTGATTGACTCTATGGCAGACGACCGTAGTGTTATTATGTATGCAGAAACTGCTGATCCATATCCCGAAATGATCGGTACATATGGTATGCCACAACTTGAAAAACTTCGTTATCTTTTAGATGGTAAAGAGTATCAAGATGATGCTAAGATAGAAGTAGTCACTGCTAATCGTAACGGTGAAATATTGCCAGTTGGTATTCACTTTGAAAATAAAGACGGCGATTTTAAAAATGATTACCGTTTTATGAATCAGGCTATTATTGAAGAAAAATTAAAAACCGTTAAATTCCGCGGAGCCAAATGGGATGTTGAAGTTACCCCAGCATTAAATGCTGTTCAACGTTTTAGTTTCCAAGCAGGTGCTAACACAGAGCATACAACATTCTTAGCAAAGACTGATGGCGATCAACTAAAGTTCACATTCGGAGATGTTAGCTCACACGGTGGAGAATTTGTATTTGCGACAGGAGTTACCGGAAAATTATCTAAAGGTTGGACATATCCAGTTAGTGCTGTATTAAGTATTCTTAAAGCCGCAGATGTAAACAATACAACAATGAGTTTTAGTGATACAGGTGCTTTACAAATTACTTTAGATTCTGGTTTAGCAGTTTACAAATATATTGTTCCAGCACAGGCATAAAATGATCAAAAGTCTTTATCCTAATGATTCGTGGATATCAATGACTGGCAATACTCCTTCTTTTATCTATATAGATAGTAACAAGGTTCAACAAGGTATTGCTGGTCAGGTTAGATATAATGGTATGGATTTTCAAGTTAATGATGGTAACACGTGGCAGAGTATACCATCAGGCTATGCAAGTATATCAATGTCGCAACAAGCCCAAGATTCCTTCCAATGGGTCATTAAAAAAATGGCTGACGAACAAGAAGCCCAAGAATTGGCTAAAGATCATCCTGCTGTACAAATTGCTTTGAACAATTTAGAAAAGGCAAAACAACAATTAAATGCTACAATATTATTAAGTAAAGAATATGACAAATCCACCAGTTAATTTATCGCCATTACAAAAAGACTATGCTGTGTATCTTCCAGCCATCTCAAGTTTTTACAGCACGTATGTTGCTAAACAAAGATTAGGAGAGTTTGTTCCAAAAGATCGTATTCCTAAAGGATTTGATCGTGGCATCGAAGGTATGAACTTTTTAAATCCCGAACAAGGATATTTTTATTATAATCACGCATTGTATTCAGCCGGTCACGCACAATTAGATATAGAAAAAAGTCTTGTACAGGAAAGTATGATACATAGCCGAGATCATAATAATACAATGATACTTGGTGATTCAGGAGGATACCAAATTGGTAAAGGTATTCTTAAATTTGATTGGTTAGACTTTGAAGGAAAAGCCGCTAATAAGGTTCGCACCGATATTATTAATTGGTTAGAACTAACTGCTGATTGGTCAATGACTCTTGACGTTCCAACCTGGGCTTGTAGTAAAATTAATAGTCCAAGAACAGGTCTAAAGACACCCGAAGAATGTTTAGAAAAAACAAGATATAATAATGAATATTTTCTAAAAAATCGACTTGGTAAAACCAAATGGTTAAACGTACTACAAGGTAGCGACTGGCTCAGTGCACAGGATTGGTACGAAGGTGTTAAAGAATTTAACGACACAAAAATATACGGTGACCAGGCGTTCGAAGGGTGGGCATTTGGTGGTGTTAATATGAGTAAGATGGATATTACTCTTAAACGTTTAATGATTATGCGTGAAGAAGGATTAATCAAAGAAAAGAGTTGGATACATTTTTTGGGCACAGCCCAATTAGACTGGGCTTGTTATCTAACTTCAATTCAACGACAACTAAGGAAACATATCAATGAAGAAATTACCATATCTTTTGACTGCGCCTCACCGTTTGTCGCAACAGCACACGGACTTACATACACAAACGCAAGTCATACCTCCAAAAAGTTCAGTGTTGTTATGGAAAAAGCCCCAGACAACAAAGCATTGTCAGGAAGCGATATCCCATTCCCCTTTGAATCAGAAATTGGTCGCAGATTGACAATGGGAGATATCTGTTGGTATGCTCCAGGTATGCTAAACAAAATCGGAAAAGAAGGCAAAACTAGTTGGGATAGTTTCAGTTACGCACTATATATGGGGCATAATGTATATCAACACATTGTCGCTGTACAACGTGCCAATCAACTAATGGATATCGAGAGAGCTAAACATAAACCAGACTGGCGTTCTTGGAAAAAACTCAATGCCAAAAATATTAACAGCGATCAATACAGTGAATTCATTCCAAGAAATATTTTATATTTTGATCGATTTGTTGAAGAGTTGTTTAATACCAAAACATTAGACGAAGCAATGGAAATGTTAGATAATCCAACTGCTAAAGCATTCCTAATTAGTTTGGCTGGTGCTCGAAATACTTCAAATGGACAAAATGATAATATGTTTGGAAATTTATTTGATGTTGAAGAAATTACCAATGTAGACGAAGTTGACGTAAGTAATCCTAACGATGAAATGTTACTAAAAATGGAACATGATATATTGACAGGTGAAGTTGAATAAAGTATACTAAACTATGAAAAGAAATTACACAACTGGGGAGCATACAGAAGTTACTTATTTTTATGGTAACGAGGTTGAACATACTCCTGCATTTGGCAAATATACTATGTTTGTCGTAGGGGTGCAAGACACATCTGAAATTGCCAAACGTTTAACTCATGGTCAGGCGCCAGTTGAACATATTTTTTTCGGCGCCAATATGAGTTTCAATCCTACTAAAGGTGATTACGAAGAGTGGGCACGTTGGGAAAATATGATCAAGTTCTTTTTGGATAAAGATTACCTGTGTAGTTTAGACATTCCAATATTGTGTGTTGAAGAAATTCACGATGGCAGTTTAAATGAGTACAATAACTTTATTCCACAAATTAGTGTTAAACTTCCATATATCAAATTATGGAACTATAACACGATGCTCAAAATTGACGACAAAGATTTTGATGCTACAAACCCTGGTGTGTGGACGCATAGTCTACACGATTTAAAAGATCGTAATAAGTTTACTCCCTGGAGTGCTTATTCTAAAGATGAGATTAGCAAATGAACGAATTTACAGTTAAAGACGATATTGGCTTTAGACTTCGTGTTAAAAGTTGGAAATGTTCAAATCCAGATACATTAAATGCTATTGAATTTATTCAAGAAATAAAAGATATAGATGGCAATGTTGAAACAAGTTCAACATATCAGTTTTTTATGACAGACGATGAAATTACAACATTGGCACAAGGACTAACACAATGAGTGATAAAGAAAAGAATATGATTTGGGTTACCTTTCGCAAGGAAGGTATTCATATGTATCCTGCGGCAGCCACAGATCTTGCTCTAGCAACAGGTAACGAATACGATGTTAGTTTCCTAGGTACTCCACATCGTCACATATTCCATTTTAAAATTTATATCGAAGTCTTCCACGATGACCGAGATATTGAATTTATTCAGTTTAAGCGTTGGCTCGAGAAGTGTTACAATGATGGCACATTAGAGCTTAACCACAAATCCTGCGAAATGATTAGCCGTGATCTTCACGCAACCATTGTCGCAAGATATCCAGGTCGCGAGATCTGGGTAGACGTTAGTGAAGACGGCGAGAACGGCTGTTTCATTAAATTCCCTTCATCATTACATTATAATATCTAAAGGATAAAAATCAGATGGCAAATATTCCAGTCTACGTTCAGAAAACTCTTCGTTTAAAACCCGAAGTAAACAAAATTTTTAATGACCTCGATGCTTGGTTAGATCACTGTAGATTTAACCTACTTCCTTACAATCCGTCTGATCTATATAGATCATTAGAGTATAAAAATTTCCAGCGTACACAAGAGTACTTAGAACGCAAAGCACGTAGAGAAAGAGAAGGCCGCCCGGAGCCAACTGAAGCTCGTAGTGATAGGAACTATCGTAGATGAAAAAATTATATTATATGGGGTTAGAGCCATATAAGGCTCGTTATACTCTACAACTACAAGACTGGAATGAAACTGTCTTTAAGCGTAGAGGTATCAATTATGAATTGGTAACAGGTGAAACACTAAGTAACGATCAGGCTATTGTCACAGGACAAGTATTAGATGCACACGGTCGTACATATTTTGGCATGAGTCAATTAATGAATCTTGTTGCCAAAATGAAGGCCGGTGAAGTTACTAACGAAGATGTTGTTTACTTCGAAGATATGTTTCAACCAGGGATTGAATCATTGCCATATATCTTAAAACAGGTACCTGTAGAATTACGTCCTCGGATATATGTTCGTTGCCTTGCTCAAAGCATTGATCCAGACGACTTTGTACACGTATGGGGTATGAGTGAGTTTATGGGGCACTATGAAAAGATGGTAGATTCATTTGTAGATGGGGTATTGGCAAGTAACGAAGAAATGGTAATGCATATGAAAATTGCAGGTTGGAAAAGTCCAATCTATAATATCAGTGGATTGGCATTTGGCAAAGACGAAGTGCGTGATCGTGTTGTAGGAGATTTAATTCCGTTTAATGAACGTGCATTTCGCGTTGGATTTGCGGCACGATGGGATCAAGAAAAGCAACCAGACTTTTTTATGGACTTAGCAGAACGTGTTAAAGCAAAGAATCCGTTAATTGAGTTTGCTGTATTTTCAGGTAGTAAACTAAAATCAAACAATGATAGTTATATGGCACGTACTAGAGATCTTCAAGAACATGGCATTTTAACTATCTACGAAGATTTGGAAAAAAATGATTACTACAATCTTCTTAACAATACTCGCGTGTTGTTTAATTGCGCACTACAAGACTGGGTCAGTAATACAGTATCGGAAGCAGATACTTTGGGCTGTAATGTTCTCTACCCTGCTTATAGAAGTTTTCCTGAAACTTTTGCCAATGATCATACAAGACTTTACGTTCCTTGGTCAATAGACAATGCCGAAGAAAAGCTAGATATATTATTACATACTCCTAGTCCTAATATGGGTAAAATTAGTAATTGGACAGATGGAACTATTGATCGTATATGTGATATATTAGAAGGCAAAGGCGAACAGTGGTTGCGTATGAGCACAGACTATAGAAAATATACAAGTGAATCAAAATACTAAAACTGTTATTGTTACCGGTGTATTAGGTTTTATCGGTAGTCACACCGCTAAAACTTTTAAAGAAGCCGGATATAATGTAATTGGCATTGATCGGGAATGGACAATGAACGAAGGTGCCAATTACGTTGATCAATTACTTATTGCAGATTTTGTTAATATTGTATCTGTTATTGTAAGTAATAACAATGTCGATACGATTATACATATAGCAGGTACAAGTCTAGTAGGGCCAAGTATATTAAATCCCGGCGAATACTATAATAACAACTCTTTTAAAACAAACAGTATGCTAGAACAACTTTCTAAAATAAATTGGAAAGGTAGTATTGTTTTTAGTAGTAGTGCGGCAGTATACGGAAATAACGATTCGGTATCTTCTTGGAATGAAGACTATCCAAAAGATCCTGTTAGTCCATATGGTCGAAGTAAATTAATGTGTGAACATATTATCGAAGATCATTGCCGTGCTCACGGATTTAAAGGAATAGCATTAAGGTATTTTAATGCTAGCGGATGTGACCAAAATGGTAAATTAGGGTGTGTAAAAAACGACACTCATCTTATACCTAAAATTATCCAAAGTGTTTTAGAAAATTCTAGATTTACACTAAATGGAAAAGATTTCCAAACTCCAGATGGGACTTGTATACGAGATTACATACACGTTTCGGATATAGCCAATGCACATTTAATGGCTGTTGAATTTTTGGAAACACTTGACAATCATACCTTTCAAGCGTATAATATAGGTACAGGGGCAGGATTTAGCAATCTTGAAATTGTAAAAATGGTAGAACAGGTTATCCAAAAAGACATACAAATTGTATATGGTCCAATTAGAGCCGGTGATCCAAATCAATTAATTGCTAATCCTAATCTTTTTATTAACAACACTAAGTGGGAACCAAAATACAGTAGTTTAAAAACTATTGTCGAAACCACTTACAATTGGATGAAAGGTCTATATGAAACTTCGAGTATTAATAGCTAGTTTAGCAGTAATTTGGTCTACAGCACATTCACAAAGTGTATCTACTGCTATTTGGGACACAACCGAATATAACCGAAGTCGTACACTGAATGTTATCAATGCAGATATTGCATATTCTAGAGGATATACCGGTAAAGGCAGTATTATTGCTATTTTAGATTCCGGTATTGACACTAAAAATGTAGATTTCCAAAATGGTAAAATTCTTAAAACACAAGATTTTACAAGTAGCGGATCTATTGCAGATACCATAGGACACGGTACTCACGTTGCAGGTATCGCAGCCGCGGCAGATAATGGATTAGGAATAGAAGGTGTTGCATTTAATGCCAGTTTGCTAATTGGTAAAATTACAACAACAGGAATTGTATTATCAACAACAATGTTACAAGGTGTACAATGGGCCAGTGCAAATAATGCAGATGTTATTAATTTGTCAAGTAATTTCACACTAAGTCAACAGGCATTGCAGGCCAAATTAATTTCACCTGGAGTTTATAGTACTGTTTATACAAACACAGGCACATTACCTGGAAGTGTTAATGCTAGTCAATGGGCCTCTGCTCTAGGAACAAATACTGTTCTTGTTGTGGCCGCAGGCAATGATTCAACTGCGTGGAATGGCGGTATTACGCAAATTGCAACTGCCACTGATTCTACAGGTAAATTAATTCTCGGAGGACGAGTTATCATTGCTGGTAACTGGAATGAACAGACTAACACAGGATTAGGGCCATCAAGTAATGGTGCCGCAACATTGTGTCAAACTGTAGTCGGCGGTGTTTGCAAAGACAAATATCAGGCCTGGCAATTTTACTTGTTGGCACCAGGAACAAGCATTACATCAACTGTTCCTACTTCAATTAATAGTACAGGATTAGCCAGTATGACTGGTACATCAATGGCAGCTCCTGTGATCAGTGGTGCTGTAGCAATCATTCATCAAGAATGGCCACAAATGACAGGGTCTAATATTGCATCATTGCTGTTATTAACTGCCAATAAAAATATACCGAATTATAATCAATACGTAGATGGACAAGGATTGCTAGATTTAGATAAAGCTACTCGTCCTGTTGGAACATTGGGTATTCCTACAACAGGAAGACTTATTGGACCTTCTGTTACTAGCATTCAACCAATTTTATTAACTGGTGGTAGTGCCAGTACAGCCAAAGTTAGTTCTTTAATGGTAGTTGATAGTTTTCAAAGAGACTTCTATGTAAACAGTAAATCAATGACTGGTTATCAGGTGCCTCATACAGAATTTAATGTTAAGCAGGCTGCAATGCCATATGCAACCGGTAATACATATGCGTTGTTTAACAATTATACAGATTATATAACTGTTAAAACAGGCGAATCAACAATGACAATGTATGTTGAAAATAATCCTGTAATGCCAAAAAATAGTCCTGTCATGGTTGAATTTAGCAAAGTTAAGAAAACAGACTTTGCTGACTTTAAATTTAATTGGGGTGTGTTGGCAGAAAATAATTCTTGGTTAGGCAATAGTGTGAGTAGTTTTATCAATGTCAATAGTACCAATAATGCTAGTGTTACACAATTTATGGGTGCAGGTGTCGAACATAATTTAGATGCTAAACATAAGGTTTACGGTAATTTTATGAATGGTGTTACACTGACCAAAGCCGCTAGTGATAATATAAGTAACATCGGTCCGGTGTTTAGTTATTCTTGGTCACTAGGTATTGAACAAAAATTATCTGAACAAAGTTCTATTGGAGTAATGACTTATCAACCAGTAAGTGTATATTATGCAAAAGCAAATATTACTGCGCCTGTAGGATTAGATAGTAACTTCAATGTTATCCAAAATAGTACAGCCAACTTATCTGCTGATGTACACGAACGCAGAACAGGATTGTATTTCAAAATGAATGATAAAAAATCTGTAAATTTAATTGGTTTCTTAGAATATAGAAACAATTATCAAGGTGTTGAAGGTGCATCAGATACAGTAGTTGGCGCAGTTTTAACAAAACGTTTTTAAACATAAAGGAAATAAAATGACATACCTAAATAAACTCTCTAAAGTAAACGAATCATTTACTATTAATCGTTATGATAATGGATTTATGATTGAAGTAAGTGGTCGCGATGATGAAAATGATTGGAAGACTGCTAAGATTATGTGTAGCACACGTGAAGAACTATTTGAAGTTATTAACGAAGCACTTGATATGGAAAAGGATGATTAATCATGTCAATTTGGACCGTTAGCACATATTATAAAAAATCTTGTCAAGAAGTTGAAACATATCATCAGCGGGGGAAAGATGGTAAGGTTACAGTCACTAACGGTTTCCGTTATGGTGAGTGGACTGTAGAAACAACAGATAACAATCCTCCAGAATTTGAATTTGTAGAAGTTCCCGGCGGCGATGGTAAGAAAGATAGCATCAATATGTTAGACTGTGAAGTTAACAATATTGAAAATTGCGAGCTTGTTGAAATGTTCGATGGCGGGTGTTGGTATGATGTTGAAATCGAAGGACTCGACGATAATGCCGAAGAAGAAATCCGCGAATTTCTTGATGAAAATAGTCCTTATGAATTGGAAGAACGTGAAGAAGATTCTTGGTATCAAGGTGACACTGAATGGTGGATTTGGGGGCCAATCGAAATTAAAAATGAAGACGGTGAAACTGTACGTATTATCTGTGCAGATGATGATGGTAATGTTGTGGATTTTAAAGATGAATAAATTACCAACTATAGGATCTAAATGGTCCTCTATTGACGGAAAATTATTTCTTGTTGATAATGTTGAAAAAATTGGTAAACATACTTGGGTATATTATACCAATAAAGATAGCAATCAAAAATACAGTTGTTATGTAAATGCATTTTTACAAAGATTTAGCGAGATTATAAATGGATGCAATATTCACAGGCCCAGATCATATTGAAGATAGTTCTGCTCCTTGGACAGACATTGAGCGGGATGATTTTCATGTAATTGTATATAGAGACAAATATCCTTGTACACCCGGTCATTTATTATTTGTTCCTAAATATAATAACACGTCTATCCTCAATGAAGCGTTCAGCGACGCATTTAGATATGGAAACACCAAAGTTAAAAACGGTGAATGGGACGGTTTTAACATTGGATTTAATTATGGCGAAGCCGCAGGACAAACTGTAAACTGGCCACACATTCATCTTATTCCTCGTAGAAAAGGTGATGTCGAAGATCCAATCGGTGGTGTTCGTAATACAATTCCAGGTAAAGGTAATTATAAAAGTTCAACATATAAACAAGATTAAATCTGTTGACTTGTTAAAAAAATATGTTTATAATAAACTCATTGAAAGGATACAAATGTCAAAGATTAAGATAGCGGAACTTTTCTACTCTATACAGGGCGAGGGTAGATATATGGGAGTACCTAGCGTGTTCCTTAGAACTTTTGGCTGCAATTTTTCTTGCAGGGGCTTTGGTATGCCACGTGGCGAACTCAGTACTGAAGCTGACGACATTGCACAAGTGGTATATCACTACAATAATTATAAAGAATTGCCTCTTGTATCTACAGGGTGCGATAGCTATGCTTCTTGGGATCCTAGGTTTAAGCATCTTTCTCCTTTATTGTCTGTTGATAGCATTGCCTCTTCGATTGTGGATATACTTCCTTACAAAGAATGGCAAGACGAACATCTCGTAATTACAGGGGGCGAACCATTGTTAGGTTGGCAACGTAGTTATGCTGAATTATTAGATCATCCTAAAATGCAAAGTCTTAAAGAACTTACATTTGAAACAAATGGCACTCAAAAACTAACTCCAGAGTTTAAAGAATATCTAAGTCGTTGGAGTAACTTTAGAGAAATCACATTTAGTGTAAGTGCTAAATTACCTTGCAGTGGTGAGAGTTGGGATGATGCTATTAAGCCTGAAGTAGTTTGCGAATATGAAGAAGTTGGAACTGCCTATCTTAAGTTTGTAGTAGCAACAGAACAAGATATCGCAGATGCAGAATGTGCAGTTGGTGCATATCGTGCGGCAGGATTTAAAGGACACGTTTATCTAATGCCAGTAGGCGGTGTGGAAAATGTTTACACATTAAACGCAAAGAATGTGGCACTAGCGGCAATGAAACGTGGATGGCGTTACAGTGATCGACTACAGGTACCACTGTTCAAGAATGAGTGGGGTACATAATGAAAAATATTATTAAAAAATTATTCGGTATTGATAAAATTGAAGCCGAAAAAGAACAAGCAAAAGCCGAGGCAGAATTGTTTATTAAAACTGCCGAAGAAGCCAAAGAAGCCGCTAGACTTGCTGGGTTAAGTCCAAAAGAAATTGCTACTGAGCGGAAAGAGCCCTGGGTAGCTGTTTTGGATACACACGTCAACAAGGATAATATTCGTAACGGATTTTTTGAACTTGACTGGAATGACTATTTTGTGTTACAATTACGTAGTAACGGATACGTTGGAGAAACAGATGAAGAAATTGTGGACCAATGGTTTTCCGAACTATGCCGAAATGTTGGTGCCGAAGAAGGCGTTGATATGAGTCGTAGAGGTGCCGGTTACGTTAACCGTGCGTTGCGTGAAGATGGAAGAACGGAAGTTAGTTAATGTCAAAAACATATATACTGGTAGATACAGCAAATACATTTTTTAGAGCCCGACACGTTATTAGAGGAGATCTTAATGATAAAGTCGGAATGAGTATCCATACAGTATTAGGCAGTGTCCGAAAAGCGTGGAAAGACTTTAAAGGTGACCACGTTGTCTTTTGTTTAGAGGGACGTAGCTGGCGTAAGGATTACTATGCTCCTTACAAACGTCAACGTACAGATGCTCGTGCCGCGGCAAGTCCTCGTGAGCAAGAAGAAGATCGTGTATTTTGGGAAACCTTTGATCAGTTCAAAGATTTCATTACCAATAAAACTAATTGTACGGTACTTCAGCATCAGCAGTTAGAAGCAGACGATTTGATTGCTGGATGGATACAAAGTCATCCCAACGATAATCACGTGATAATTTCGACAGACGGAGACTTTGCACAACTTATTGCACCAAACGTTCGACAATATAATGGTGTGATGCAAATTACAACTACACACGAGGGGTACTTTGATGAAAAAGGTAAACGTGTCATTGATAAGAAAACTAAACAAGAAAAGCCCGCGCCGGATCCGGCCTGGTTGCTATTTGAGAAGTGTATGCGTGGAGACACCTCCGACAATATCTTTAGTGCTTATCCAGGAGTACGTGAGAAAGGGACAAAAAATAAAGTTGGTCTCCGTGAAGCGTATGCTGACAGGGCGTCTAAAGGATATTCGTGGAACAATCTCATGCTCCAAAAGTGGGTAGACCACGAAGGAGTAGAGCATCGTGTGCTAGATGATTATATGAGAAATGTTAATTTGTGTGATCTAACAGCACAACCAAACGATATTAAATTATTAATCAAAGATACCGTACAATCTGCGATCACAGCAGAAAAAAATGTTCCGCAAGTTGGTATTAGATTATTAAAATTTTGTGCAGAATACGATCTACAAAAAGTAAGTGAGCAGGTTCAAAGTTATGCAGAACCATTAAACGCAAGGTATATATGATGATAGCAAATGCAAAAGTATTGATTCCGAATAAAGAATGGTTGGTAAAAGATGGTCCTAAAAAAATTGGATCTATTGCTAAATCTAAAAAAGGTTATGTTTTTTTAAAAAATGGACAAACTGTGCCTTTCAAAGATTTAACAGAAATTAATACTCAATTTGGTATCGATGTAGTTGAAGAAAAATATAAAAAAGAAAATAGCGAAACCAATGGGCATTCTGTATACGATTATCCTTGCCGTACTCATCCTTACGAACCCGTATATGATGTTCGTAGGAAATTACCATTATTTGCCAAAAGTGCAAAAAGTAAAAGTCAATATTGTGCAGGATATTATGTTATAAAATTTAAAAAAGGATGGCTTAAAAGTTTCTGTCCAAAATTAATTACATTAGAACGTAATCCATTTCAAGGACCATTCCGCACAGCACAGGAAATGAAAAAAGTATTAAACCAGTTAAATAAAGAATGAAGAACCTTAACACCATTCCAATTGAAGATTTTTTAGATCGTACTCGTGTTGCCATTAAGAGTAATCAAAAAACTGTAACTTTGACTATTAAAGAAGCCACAGATCTTCAAAATAGTTTAAGTGTTGTTATGACCAGATTAGCTGGTGATTTAGATCAAATTGTTTCAACTACAGCATCAGCTGATCCTATATCTATCAAAATGGACGGTGGAAGTTTTTAGGTGATTTTGTGATAAATATATATGTACTTTACGGAGATATATAATGAGTCGCCCAAAACCAAAAGTTTTGTTAGAAATAACCAATAAAAAAACTTATAAAACAGAGCAGGTCTTAGACGCAGAGGCTATTTGGGCAGTATTCTATCAAGATAAACCAATTAATCTTAAAACATCTAGTATGGTCGCACACCATATAGGTCCAAAGTACAAGAAAATTTCATTCTCCAATTCTGGTCACGCATTTAATCTAGCTGAAAAATTAAACAAATTGTTTAATACCACAGACTTCAATGTATATAAACTTACAGTTGGAGAAAAATTAACCGATGAATCTCAAATCTAAACTAACCAAGTATATTGCAGAAACACTTGGATTAAAAACGGACGAGAAATCTCTTAGAAAATTACAATCAATATTGTTTCTTAGTACAAGAAACAAATCAAAAGGCGGACTTCGTCTTAGTGATCAAGGGTTTGATACTCTTCAAAAAGCCGATCTTAAATTTTACAAAATTAAATTAGACGAACCAGTTGTTTATAACAACCAATTAATTATTTGGTTAGATCATTTTATTGATTGTCCTTGGTATATTACCAACAAAGACATCTATGTTTTTGGAGAAAAAATGGCAGTTCAACTAGTGTTGTTTTCAGGCAACATTGTAAAATTTACAATAGCCAAAGACAAAAGTACCAAAACTGCTTGACGCTGACTGTTTTATAGTGTACAATATATACATATTGATGCATACAGTATTCAATATTTTTTAAACACTTTAAGAAAGATTGTTATGGCAGAGCAAATTTCCGCAAATCGTACAGTTACACCAAATGAAGCTAAACGTAGTCTTCGTAAATGTATTAAAATTAAACGCCCTGTGTTTATGTGGGGTCCTCCCGGTATTGGTAAATCCGATATTGTTAAACAAATCGGAGACGAACAAGATAGAGAAGTTATCGATGTTCGTTTAAGTTTGTGGGAACCTACTGACATTAAAGGTATTCCTTATTACAACAGTACACTCAATACAATGACCTGGGCTCCTCCCGCAGAGTTGCCTACAGATCCAGAGTCTACTGCTATTCTGTTTTTAGATGAGTTGAACTCTGCGGCTCCTTCTACACAGGCGGCGGCATATCAATTGATTTTGAACCGTCGTGTTGGTACTTACATTTTGCCAGAAGGTGTTAGTATTGTTGCCGCAGGTAACAGAGAAACTGACAAGGCTGTTACTTATAGAATGCCTGCTCCGTTGGCAAATCGTTTTGTTCACTTAGAACTTAAATCAGATTTTGAAGATTGGCAAGAATGGGCTGTTAACAACAAAATTCACGAACAGGTTGTCGGTTATGTAGGCTTTGCTAAAAATGATTTGTATGACTTTGATCCCCGTGGTGCAAGTCGTTCTTTTGCTACACCCCGTAGCTGGTCTTTTGTATCAGAATTACTCAAAGATGACGATTTAGACGAAGGCACATTAACTGATTTGGTTTCAGGTGCAATTGGCGAAGGGCTTGCTGTTAAATTTATGGCACATCGTAAGGTTGCTAAACAGATGCCTAAGCCAGAAGATATTTTGTCAGGCAAAATTAAAAACTCTAGCATCAAAGAAATTAGTGCTATGTATTCTTTGACTGTATCTTTGTGCTACGAACTTCAAACAGCACACCAAAAGAAAGTCAAAGATTGGGATGCAATGGCAGATAACTTCTTCGGATTTATGATGGATAATTTTCCAACTGAATTGGTTGTGATGGGGGCAAAAGTTGCGCTCACAAATTATCAATTGCCGTTTGATGCGTCTAAGTTGAAGAACTTTGATC